AACAGTAGCATTGTACCGTTCCATAACAGTATTCAGTTTACGAAACTCTCTGCTACAAATCTTTGCCCTTTCTCCCGGCTGCTCATTTGCTCCGACAATTGCCTTGAATTGAGCTTTAGTATAACCCTCGGGAAGTTGAACCTCTCTCAATTCACGGGCTGAAGGAGAAACACCAATCGAGTCATAAACAAGGACAAGAGGAACATCTAAGGATGTTTTTTCTCTCGCCTTTTCAATAACTTTGTACATTTTTGCAAACACTTCTTCCAATGTTTCTGGAGTGTGTCTCACAATCCTTTTAAGGTTACAATGTGATGCTTGCTGAATAAATTCTTTATTTGCGCTGTTTTCGCAATCAATCAAAACAGGGATGCCTTTGACTTTTTGAGTTCCAAAAAGGATATTGGCACCAATCAAAGACTTGCTGCTGCTGTTTGGCCCATAAATTTCGGTAAGCTTCCCGCCGGGGATACCACCAGTAATAAATTGACCACTACAAATATAATTTAGAGCCAAGCTACCAGTATCTACAAAATACTTTACTGAATCAATATGGTCGAGGACATCACCACCTGTTTCCTCTGCCAAAGATTCAAAAAACCCATCATCAACACCGCCATCCGAAGCTTTTTTCTTAGCCATGATTCACCCCGCAAAAATAAAAAAAAAAAAAACCAAAACAAGCCAGCCACAGAATTGAACTGTGGCTGGCTTGTAAATCTTTTTACATATTGTTCAAGTCTTTCATGAAGTCTTCGTCGGCAAGAATATCCTCTGCGGATTTTGTTTCCTTAGAGGTTGAACTGCTGACAGCCAGTTCTTCACGCAAAACTTGAGGCACAGGTTTAACAGGCTCACTCGGCTTGGAACGAAATTCAGACAATTCGTCGCCTGAATTACTGCTCTCATCACGCACCATTCCAAGATGAACTTTCAAAGCATGTTTGAGTTCATCGGCACTCTTAACGGCACGAAGAGCTTGAAGATCATGCAGACCATCAATCCACTTTTTGATTTCATCAAGGTTGCCAGCAGGAGCAACATCCTCAAACTTCGAAGAATCGTAGTTGGGATATTCTTCTCCACCGCCACCTTTGACGACTTTCTTAACGACTCGGAAATCCCGACCATTCATCGGATGAGTGATGTCGCCAAGAGGTTTCTCACCAGCAGATTCATCACCAATGATCGCACGAACGATCTTGGAATGAACGGTCTTACCGCAAGAGTAAATCTTGGGTCCGACATTCTTCTTGATGTTGCCTTCTTTGTCCTTCTCGGAACGAACAATAACATTGTAGTAATACCGTTCAACAGCTTTCATTTGACGGTATTGATTGCGGAGTTCTTCCTGCTCTTTGCCAGAGCATTTATCACTTCGTTGCCAAAGATCAGCGAGATAAGTGCAAATGATGCAATCACCCTTCCAGCGATCTTGACCACGCTCATCCTTGACCAAATTGCGAGGACAATGGTATGTCCTTTTGGTCCGTGTAGCGGGATTGTTTAAAGTGTGAACCCTAGTGGCACACCAAGGCACCGCTGTGCCTTTCTTGCGTGGAAGAATTCGCACCAATACATACCCGTCACGCTCGGGCAGTCGCACAAATTTTTCAAGGTAGTCGGAATTGTTTTGGTTAGCAGTTGTCTCTTCGCTAACACGCTTTGCCTCGTTAATGACAGCGTTCATGTCAAGGGCTTCATATTCAAGTGACATGGAAGTAAATCCTCAAGTTAAAGAAAGTGTCGATGCCTCTGTTGTATCCGCAACACTCGGGTCATCGGCGAGTGTTGTTATAAACAATATCGGCACAACCCGCAATAAACTTTAGAGGATTTTACAAAATTTTTAAATTTTACTTTACAGCATAATTTTGTTGTGCAGCATGATTTGCTTCATGTTCGGCAAGGCGTTCTGCAACTTCTTTTATCTTTGTGCTCTTTTGAGCAAGAGCATCCATCTTTTCCTTCAAAGTCTCATATCCTTCTGCTTCAAGACCTTCATTTAATTGTTTTCGCATTTCTTGTTCTTTTTCAAATTCAGATTGTAAGTTTTTAAGTAATTCCAAATTTTTAGCAATTTTATCAGCAGCTTTCTTTGTTCTCTCTACTTCTTTTTGAGCAGCAAGTTCGGGGTTTCCCGGCAAAGCCGCTGGTGTCTTACCATGTTCCAAAATATATCTTTCCAATTCTTTCTTTTTCTCTTCTTCCATAAGTTTTCTTTCTTTACGCAATTCGCCACGCTGTTCAATAACCTTTTTCCTTACAGCTTTCTCTCTGGCTTTTCGCTTTTCAATTTCTTTCCTAGACAAAGACATTACCTTCTCCTTAAATCAGGCATACCCGGTTCATTTGACGCATTGCCCCAATACAAATTGCCACCATCTTTTTGCTCAGGAGTTTCGCTGAAATTTAATTCTCTGTCCGCAACCAAATTGATATTTGCCGGGACAAAGTAAACATCTGATATAATTTGTTCTCTTCCTGTATCATCTTGTGTTACAAACAATTCGCCGCCATTTGGCGCAGGTCTTTTTTCAAAAATTGGGTACTTCTTATTAGTTGTAAAACGAAGATTTTTTTGCTTTGCTTGATGCAAATGAAGCGGTTCAGGCAAAAACACCATTGCGTCGATAGGTCTGCGATTCAAATTTTTAAGAGGTGCAGGCGCAGAAACATTGTGAGGATGAACAGCAGCAGCAGAAAGCTGTTGCGTAGGCATTTTCTGCACAGCAGGTTGGTATTCAGTTACTGTATATTGTTGATTTTCGTTTGTGGGTAATGTCTCAACTGCAACGAAAGTTGAATCTTCATTGCCATCAAAAGAAAACTTTTTGTTTTTTATTACTATGCCGCCCTTGGATTCTTTAAAACTTACTGGCTTTTTACTAAGTTCAAATATCTCAACATTTACAATCCAAATATCTCTTCTTGCCATTTGTGCCATTATAGACGCTGCTAATTTCTCAAGAGGCACATCATCAAATGGGTCGCCAACCTTCTTTTTGAAGGTCTTAGTCTCTTCTTTATTATAATCACCATCTACTTTTTCGTGATAGTAATAGCAGCACTCAAAACCCACGATTCTCTCCTGTTACTCGTTATAAGAGTCATCAGTATTTATTTTATTTTTGAATCAAACCAGTTTCATATCTTGTCCTAAATTTTATTGGCTCTCTATTCTTACTTTTACAAAAAGCCAAGAATGCTTGTTTAGCCGGTGGATTTTTTGACAAATTATCAATTACCACAATTCCGTTTTCATTAAGGTTTGGCCATAAAAAATCAAAATATTCCAAGTGTTTATCATAATTTTTTTCAGCAGTAATTATCACAAAATCAATACCACCCATGACCAAATTTTGAAATTCCTTGTCATATAACGACCCTACATAACACTCACGAATTCCTTTCATAACCCTTTTGATATTTTGCTTACCAAGTCTCATAGAAATAAATTGGTCATTAGTTTCATCAAAACCAATGAATTTTTTTACCGATTTACACGAAGTCAAAAAACTTGCTGACAGTAAACCCAAATTAAAACCAATTTCCAACATTGATTGGGGAATAATTTTTTTTCCTAGGTGATAATAAAACCCAGAAAAATTCGGGTCTAAATACGCTGGTGATTTTCTTGAATTTTCGTCAATAACACATAGTCGATCAAGCAATGCTCTACCACTTACCTTTTGAGCTTTCAATTCTTCTCCTAAAAATTGACTTAAGATTTTTGAATCGATTGCCACCATACTCTAAAATAGAGACAGAAATGACCATTTTTAAATAATGTTTTTGCAAAATGGTGAAAAATATGAATAATCGTTATGAATTTTTGATTGTTGGAGCAGGTTTTTTTGGTGCAACATTTGCTCGAAAAGCTACGGATGCTGGCAAAAAATGTTTAGTTATTGATAAAAATAACCATATTGCCGGTGCAACCTACGATAAAAAATGGGACAACGGAATAATTGTTGGGGAATACGGCGCACATATATTTCACACAGCAAGCGAAGAAGTTTGGCAATTTATCAATCAATTCACAACCATACATAATTTCATCAATAAACCTAAAGTTATATCAAACAATCGAGTCTATTCTTTCCCTATAAACATGATGACTTTACATCAATTGTGGGGCGTAGTAACACCACAAGAAGCATTCAATAAATTACAAGAAGTTAGAATACCCTGCGAAAGACCTCGTAATTTTGAAGAATGGGCATTAGATCGTGTTGGCAAAGAACTTTACGAACTATTTTTTTATAGCTACACCAAGAAACAATGGCTCAAAGAACCAAGCCAACTGCCAGCATCGATCATTCAACGATTACCGATAAGACTCACTTACGAAGAAAATTATTTTACAACCAAATATCAAGGAATGCCCGAAGATGGATACGGCGAAACAGTTAAAAATATGTTGGATGGAATTGATGTTAATCTTGGAGTGGACTTTTTTACCATGCGAAACAATTGGCGTGATTATGCCAAGCATTTAATTTACACAGGACCGGTAGACAAATTCTATAACTTTGAACATGGCGAACTTGAATACAACACACTAAGATTTGAACATAAAGTTTATAAAGGCGATTTTCAAGGCAATGCTGTTTTCAATCATGCGGATATCAATGTACCTCATATAAGAACTATTGAAAACAAACATTTCCATGATCGAAGAACAAATAAACATTATGATCCAAAAAACTTTGATTTAAATGAAACAGTCGTTACATACGATATTCCTGTATCATACAAAGATCATCCCGAACCTTATTACCCAATTAGAGATGAAAGAAACAGCGCAATATACGAAGAATACCTGAAACTCAAATCAAATGAACCCGACATTACTTTTGGTGGCAGACTTGGCGAATACAAATACCTTGATATCGATCAAACGATTGCCTCTGCTCTGGTTAAAGCAAAAGCTTTTTTTAATTAAGGAAGCAAGGCCACAAGCACTTGCTTCCTTGTCCTTGTCAGAGAATTTCTCTAATTTGAAATCCAGCCTGATCGGTGCCTAAAAGCATCCCAATCCTGTATTGGCCTCATTCATCCACAACTACAGGTCAAACATCCATACAGACAGTCGGAACCTTAGAATGTTGTAGGATAAGGTAGAATCCAAGGATAAATATATAATGTTCAAACTTATCAAAAAGCAAACGATGTCGCCTGTAACTTTAAAGGAACATTATTTGAGAAAAGACCGTGTTTTAATCAAAAGAAGAGTCGGCGGATTTGGCGATATTTTGATGCAAAGAATGATGTGGGAAGATTTCAAACTTCAACATATAGACTTAAAATTTACATACGCCTGCCCAGCAAAATACATGGACTTTGCTCTTAACCACCCTTTTATAAAAGTCATAAAAATTGATGATATAAATGAAAAAGAATATGGAATAATTTATGATATTACAAATTGCTGCTGTGTTTATGAATCACGACTCGGTGCGAAAAATAAAAAACATCGTAGCGACATTTGGGCAAACTTTTGTGGAGTAGAACTTCAAAACCACAATATGCATTTACAAGTCGATGATGAGTATAAAAAAATAGTTCAAAAAGGACTATCGGAATTAAACCCAAATAATTTACCCATAGTTCTTTTTGCTCCTCGTTCAACAAACTGTGATTATGGAATAGGAAAAAGTTTAACTCACGATCAAATCAAAGAAACAACAATTAAATTGTGGGAAATGGGATTTTTTGTGATTTCAGTTCACAATCAAATTATTGAAGCATTTCAAGAACTTGGGGTTCCACAACTGATAAGAATTCATCCTTTAATTTGGATCGCACTTACAGATACGGTTGATTATGTTATTTCAGTTGATACCTCCACTTTTCATCTAGCAGGCGGATTAGGTAAAAAACTTGTAGGTATTTTCACCTACACAGACGGAAAAATTTATGGAAAATATTATGATTTTGTCTTAGTGCAAAAACATCGTGACAATAGGGATTGGGACTGCGGTCCATGTCTTCTCAATCACCTTTGTCCAAAAACAAAAGAGAAACAAAAACCATGTTTAACTGAACTAAGCTCCGATGATATAATCGATGGATTCAAAAAACTAATTATTTAATAAACAAACCTCTACACCCGATTCTGCGAATAAATTAAGTGACATCTCAATGTCTGAAACCCATCGTGGATTATCACAAACAGGAGCAACAACCCGCTTGATTCCTGATTGAATTACCATTGATGCACAAGAAGCGCAAGGCATCATGGGATACACATATAATGTGCAATCTTTTAAACTTTTTTGAGCAAAAAGAATGGCATTCCTTTCCGCATGTATTATAATCTTATATTTTATATCCCGATTATTCAATCGCTCATCTGTGTCTTCCACACCACGGGGCAAACCATTGTAGCCTACCGACACAACTCTTCTATCAGCATCAACAATAACCGCTCCAACCTTGGTAGATGGGTCTTTTGACGCTGTAGAAATATATTGGGCCAAGCCCAATAACCAATTATCCCAATTCACTTTTTTCCCTTTTGATCTTACATTTAACTTTTTTTAAGGCATCATAAATAAATTCATATCCGTCATGATTAGGGCCAAAATGTTCTTTTAAAATATTAACAGCAACAAATCCATTCTTCTTAAAGAAGCAATGCTCTGCCTTTTTTTCATCACTTATAATCAATTTAATTTTATTTTTAATGGTGTTTTTAAGATAATTTATCATTGCAGAACCAGCACCATTATGCCTATACGCAGGTTCAACAGCAATACTGATCAGTTTATAATATTCGTTCTTAATTTGATACAACATGAATCCAATTACTTTGGTTTCATGTTCCACAACTAAGCCTACATAATCCTTGCGTTTCAGACACGCTAAAAAATCGTCATATTCCAATGGAAATTCAAAACTTTCAAGTTCAATACAGGCAATCCTTTCTAAATCGGACTGCAAGCACCAACGAACTAAAAACTTCATCTTATGGCCCTTCCTTGGACAAAGATAAATTATAGACTTTCAATCAATCGATTGATAATTTTTTGCATGGAATTTGGATTAACATCAGTCAAAAGACTTTGAATTTGAAGGTCCGTCAATTTTTTGTGCTTGATAAAAAGGCTATAGAGTTTTTGTTTGTTTCCCTTGAAAGTAATCATAAAGTCTCCTTTGTTAATTGGTACAAATGTTTATACCACGCCCAAAGGAGATTATCAATCAGTTTTTTACCCTGCTTATAAGCCAGTTATACACCTCTTCAATATCGTCTCTACTAGATGTGATATGATCACTAGCCCAATCATGACCGTTTGCTAACTCAGAATCTATTTTGCTAACATCCATTTTAAGCATTGCATCAATCTTTTCTTTGATAACCTTGAGGTTTGAAAAAAACATATAATGTTTTATTTCTCCATCCTTAGCTTCATGGTATTGTGATTCGTTCATAACACCGGACAAATAAAGAAAATCTTCTTTTTTCATGGTAACCTCACTTCACTTATATATTTTATCAACAACATAATCCATCAATTCATGATAATTTTTAATTCGATCTTCAAGTTGATAATTCAATTTATGATAACCATCTAAAAAATAACTAAACTTTGATTCGTCAATAACCGAAAGACCACAATATTTCAAAATTTTACGAGCATAGATTTCTTTAGTCTCTGGATTTTCAAACAAATCCTCATAGGAAATTATGTGAGAGTCTTTAAGAAGACCAATGTAACTTAGATGCATTCTTGCTTGCTTTGCAATTTCAATCACAATATCTTGATTTAATTCATATTTTTTTTCATAATAGTCAGGATTTACTGCTGTTTTTTTATAAACTTTAGTAGTCCTAGCTAACGCAAGAGATATTGCAGATTTAATCAAATCTTTTCTATAAAGATATATGACTTTAAATCTTTTTAAAATTTCTATGTTTTGTTCTTTATTTAAATGAAAACTTAAATGCTTGAAACCATCAAATTTATTTTCTAATAAATTCAGCGATCCCACAAAATTAGTTTGTGCTATTTTGTAATATTCTTTTTGAAATATTGGGCTGTATGGCTCAAAATTAAAATTTGCACCTTGAGAATTAAGAAGATGCATCAAATTAGTGCTTCCGCACCTTGCAAATGAAAAAATTACAAACTTCATTTTATTTTTTTCATTACAACACAATCTTTTCCTAATTCACAAACTTTTTCACAAAATTGCATCAAATAATTAAATCCTTTTTGTGTAGTTGGAGAAATACTTCCGTCCATCCATGTAGTATCATCAAAAAATATAAAACCACCGACTTTGACTTTGGGATAAAACAATTTTGCATCTTCAAAAGCATTTTTCTCAGAATGATTTCCATCTATATGAAGCAAATCAATTTGTCCATCCTCAAATTGCTTTACAGCTTGAATTGATTTTTTTCTTAAAACTTTCACATATTTGCACAAATTCATACTTTTTTTAAGATTTATAAAATGATTATAAATTTCTTCCATTGGAACTTTTGACCAAAAATCTAAGTTTTTGTCATTTTTCATTTCTTCTAATGCAATTTTATTACTCCAAGGATCAATTCCATAAATAAAACCAGCGCCATTATTTTTTAAAGCAATTGCTTGAGGGAATAAAGACGATCCGCCGAAAACTCCAATCTCAACACAGCATTCTAATTTATTTTTAGTAATTATTTCAAAAAGCTTCATAGCTTTATCTTCAGAACACCAGCCTTTAACAGCCTTTGCTTGATTATTTAAATAAATTTTAATATTTTTCATGGTTTCCCCGGCAGACTATTCAAAAAGTCTTCTGCTGATGTTGTTGAGTTGTTTTCCGCATCATAAATATCACGATTCAAGACTTTCATTTCCGTCCTAATCGTATGCCCACGATTCTGAGCATTTTCATGGTTTTTATTCCAAGCACTCAAATGTGCTTTTAAATGACCAACTACTTCCTTCCTATCAACCACATGCTTTTTTGCCGCAACTACATCAACATGACAATTAGCAAATGCTTTAGCATAATTATCTGAATTTCCAATGGCTTTTGATTCCATAAACTTGGAACTAAACATGGCTTCAGCGTCAATTTCAGCTAACAATAACTCTTTTTGAGCATATTCTAACTGTTTACCTAAATAATCAACCCATCCATATTCTTTGCTCATGTATTCAGGCAAATTATTTTCACTATATTTCATGTTGTCGGGGTCGAGAACAATTTCTCTCCCCCGAACAATTACTTTTACTTTTTCAATAGGAGCATCATTTGCCATTATTCAGCATCCTTATTTTTCAAAATGTTTGTTGTTGATCTCAAAGGTTGCCTTATTGGGGTGACGAAGACGGGCCAATCTGTTGGCTTCTTCTGCCGTCTCCGCTTCAATCACATCGATGAGATTACGAATAGGATGATCTACATATTCATTGAGAATCATTTCAAAAACTTCATATTTCATTTTTATGCCTCATAAGTGTTTTCTAATGCATCGTCGCCTTTAAAACCTCGCTTACTACGCTGTTTTTTACCAGAAGGCTCACCGACAGCATCCATATTTACTTCATCGGCTTTCTTTTCTTGGACAAGGTTCATTTGTTCTCTGTATCTTTCCTTGGAAATCTCAAACATATCCAAGGTTCCTAACTTGTAATCAAATCCAATCTTAAAAGCAAACCTTGATCGACCATTACGATGTTTAATCACAAAAACACGACCAACTTCGGCATCCTTCTCTAGAACCTGTTGATTGATGCTCCAAAATGCATCTAAAGGCTTGAACTGATCAAAACTTGTGCCGATATTTCCTTCGTCAATAAACTGGCCTATTTCCAGCTTTGCAGCGGATTGATTGGGCTGTACGCAAGTAAAAGTACAATGCCCCTTTTCAACACCAAAACCACGCAGATCACGCAAAATTCGATACGCTGATTCGTACTTCTTGACGGAAGGATCGTCTTTCATTTCTCCGACATAATCAAGAATCAAAAGATTGGGTTTGAATCCACGCAATTCTAATTGCGCCATAAAAGCACGAATACCGTTCACATCAAGTTGACCGCCGGGAAATTGTTTTACATGCAATAAATTTGGATCATGCTTATCTTTCTTAAATTCCTCAATCATGTGTTTGATTTCATCTTTAACACCACGAAGATTGTTGATGTCCATTTTAGCAAATTGACTAGTAAATCTTTGAGTAATACCCAATTCATCCATTTCAAGCGTGATGTATAAAACCTTGTGTCCCAAAAGAACATTTTGTACTGCCGCTTTTACCAATGCTAAAGATTTACCTGTACCCGGCAAACCAATCCAACTTGCAATTTGACCAGCAAACAGTCCACCACCAGTTAATGCATCATCAATCGACGGAAAACCTGAAGTAAATCTTTCTTTGCCTTCAAAAACATAATCCATTCGAGTGAACATCTCATCGATGTTCATGAAATACTCAAGTCCCGGTTCATAAGACCTGTCAACAAGCATGGCTTGTCGCATTTTTTCATAGACAAAATTCCAAGTTTTCTCGTCTTCTGGCGATTCATTCATCTTTTCAGCACATTGATGAAAAGCAATTTTTACAGCTTGAACCTTGGCAAAATAAGTTACTTTTTCAATAAGATATTCTCTAGATTCAAGACCCGGTACATAATATGTGTAAAGAGATTTAAGTTCAGACAAATAATGCAAAAGAACAGACTGGTCACGATCTTTTAAAGAGGAGCGCAGTTCATTGGCAATAATAAATTCATCTGGGATGACAGCCTTTGTAATGAATTGTTGCAGTAAAATTTTAGAAATGATTACATGGGCTTCATTGCTAAAATAGTCTGGCTTTATTTTATCAACCGATTGAATTAACATAAATCGATCTTTAAGAAGCATTGCCAAAAGTTTGCGCTGAAATGTGTCGTCCCAAGCAAATTTTGGCTTAACAACTTGAGAATCTGTCATTGACTCAAGTTGCGCTTGTTCTTCCGGTGTCAAATCACGCATGGAAAGCCTCGGATGGTTTATTTATTATTACCAGCCCAAGGCTTCATAATCAAGCCAGATCAGTATCACGACGCCTAAAATACCAAAAAATCAATCTTGCAAGATTATGAGCATAAGGAGTCAGGGCTTTATTTTGCATCAATCCTTTTATTTTTTTAGCAAATGCAGAATCAGCAGAAATAGTTTCCGGCGATTTAAACAAACTTAATGGAACAGCCGCTTTCCAATCTTTTCCTGCTTTACAGTAATCAATGTCATGTTGCCTACAAGCAGAATCCAAAGGATCAATTGGTTTTGGCAAAGGAGCATCATCAGCCAGCTTATCGCAATCCGGTTGCTTTAATTTGGGACCGGGACCGCAATAAACGCCGTACCAATTCTCGTTTTTTTGATTTAACCACTCGGAAAATTTCATATTATATTTATAACAGAAGGAAGAAAAAAGGTGGCGCACCGCTATTCATGCCGCATAATAAAAAAATATAATCATCTATTGACCTCAATAATTCGGCAAGACGATGAACTACACCACCTTTATATTTTTTACACTAATTTTGCAAATAGTCAAATTCACTTAAGGAAACCATTCCGCTACGAATTGATTTTTCTCTAGTTATCTTCTTGCCCATCGACTTTTGTCCGTTCCAGACAATTGCCTTGCAGTATGTGGCAAATTTTGAATCAATTTTTAAAGGGGCATCCTTAATTGGTTGCTCCTCTTTCGGAACCATTCTTCGAACAATTTTATCTAGTAAATTTTCTTGATGCTTGCCAAACTTTTGCCTATTGGCTCCATGCCTTGTTCTATTACTCCAAAGATTTTCGAGTTCTTGAACAATTTTAAAAACAAATTTATCATCAGCATGTTTTTTTGCAGCAGCCAAGCATTTTTCAATATAAATCTGTCGTTTATAATAGCTTCCAGCACGAAGCATACTCATCTGCAATTCTTGTTTGATGTCTTCGGCATCATCGAGGAAGTTGTTATTTGAATTTTTTCTTTTTAATTCATGTGCAGCACACCAGCACAACTTAGAAAATTTTTTGTCGAGTTCAAGGAATTCTTTTTCCGTAATTGGAAAATCATGAATAATTTCACGCATTATGACCCTTTTCTTACCAATGGCTTCAGACTACTTAAATTTCTCCCAGCACGACAAGCCACTTTAAGTCGTAAACCGGGGCACAATACCGATTCGCCAGTCAAGACCTCAAAACCAGTCGCAAATACTTGCTTCCAGTTGTCTTTGGTGGCATAAACAACAAATCCGTCATGAACAGTATAAGAAATATCTGCCTTGCCTTTCAACGCAAAATAAAGACTTATAAGTTTTTCGGAACATATCGTGGCAGCAGGAGCTTGAACACAAAAATTGCGAACAAGGTATTCTTTGCCAGATTCAAAATTAACTCTACGCTTCCCAAATATGTCTTTTGCGTAGCCTGTTTCACGAAGCTGTTGCTCATAACTTGCCACAAACCTCAAAGCGGTCGGAAAAAAAGAACTAATTCGTTCCACAACACGCTCGGCTATGTCCATTGCAACCCCACATCGTTGCGACAACGAGTAGGCGGACTGCCCGTATATATGCGGAAGAAAACATTTTTTTGCGAATTCCCTATCTTCTTTACTGACAGGCTCTTTATCAGTCAAACAGCGATATAATTCAGAATAAATATCAGTTTCCCTACACAGTCTTTGCAAAAGCGGGTCTTTACTCATCCATCCCAACATATAAACTTCCATGCCCTTAAAATCAAAAAGCATGAAAAGTTCATCCTGAGTTCTTGTTTTTAAAACCTCCTTCTTTTCCGGTTTCAAAGTGTGAGGCAGAAAACTATGCTTAAAAGCATCAAAACAACGAAACCGACCATTTTCCTGACCATCAATCTCATAATGGCTATAAGCCATAGATTGTTGGTCTGGATCAATGATGCCAGTAGTTTCAATGTTAGGCAAAACAGTTGTAATGAGAGGCAAATGTATTTTTCTATAAATTGATTCTATTTCTTTCCAAATTCCCGATGAAACTATATTTCGCAATCTGTTTAAAGCTTCAGTTAAGTTTTCTGGAGATTTTTCTTTTATACCACTATAAGATTCAATAATCTTAAGATCAATAATAGAACAATCAACAACAAATTCTGTTTTAGTAACAAACTTTACATACGAAACAAATGATTTCCAATCCCAAGATATTACTTTTCTATCTTTTGAAAACAAAGAAAGTTGAAACATACTCAAAGTTAAATATATGTTATCCGGCGTGAGCGATACAACAAAGTGCGATTCTTGGCCCGTAAAGACTTCAATCTGTGCGGGCGACTCCAAATCCGTAAAATCAAAAACAGCGGGGTTAAAACGCAAATAAACGCTTTTGGCGTCAACGCTGGTCAAAAGGTTTGCGAGTTGGCTGTAATCCACAAGCTAATTATGCAAAGGCGATGAAATTGAGTCAAGTCAAAAGCAAGTCAGATCAAACTTATGAATTCTGCTTTACAATAGAATTATACACCGGGGGGCTGTCTCAAAGTAACGCATTGCATTAGAAATGTATAATACTTATACACTTCAAGAGAAGATGAAAATTAGTAGTGTGAAATCTTTTGGTGTTTAAACCTACTCAATTGCATTACTCTTTTCATTCTCCTGCTATGATCCTTTGTAGTGATGCTAATTTGTGTACTTTTGGGTTGGCATCCAAAATCCAAGCAGTCAATGCTCTTGTCGCTCAACATTGAATCAGCCATTAGGTCTGCTCGGCGTTCACCTCTACCAACTGTGTGACAATGCCTCCCGTAGCGGCATTCATTGTAGAACAACTACAAAGTCTCACCCTGTTAAGGGCCACACAGGTTTTTACATCATTGCTTTTCAGGAGGTACAACACCTGATTGCAATAAAGGGACAATAGAGTGTCCTTCTCAGTAGTTAGAAAGTTTCTCGACAAGTAGCCTTTCGGCTTCATAAATCGTAATACCTTAATCATCAAAGTCAAGTTCAACAAAAAATTGTCTGCGACTCATTGATAACTTGCAATCAACCAATCTTGTGGAGTAACATGGCTGAATCAAATCAAGAGGATGAACCTTTGAACTTTGATGCTATAGCAAAATACAATATGACTGATATTGAGATCAAAGCATATAAAATAACTATGCTATGGCTTGATAGAAGTAGAAAACTATTTCCTGACTATCGCCACTCTACAATGAAAAAGGGTGACCCACGCAAATCTCTTGTATTTAAAATTTGTTTTAAACTTGTTCGTGAAACTCAAGGTGTGTTAGAAGACCAAGAATATCCTCTCTATGTTCGTGCTCAACTCGAAGTTTTAAAATATGTTAACGCTGATCGGGTTGACCCTCTCATCGATCCTAATTGCCTTGTAGGAGAAAAAGCATGGAAAAGATGGAAACTTTGGAAAAAGAAATATGATAGTTTGTCTAAATCATCTGCACCTGTTGCTACAAACATCGGAATTGCTAAGGCAATAGATGGATTGGAAAAGACTAAAGAATTTTTGGTTAAAACATTCAGTTCAGACTTGTCTTTTAACCGATTTCAAGAATCATATTTAAACAATAACATATTTAGATGGATTAACTTAAATAAGATATCACCATATTATATTGCAATTTCTCCATACATTAAAAAACTTTTCAACGAAAACGATTATAAAAAAATAAATTTTGATACGCAAGTTTATATGACTTGTATAGATCAATCAGTTATTGATAAATTCAATCAATTATTTGTCGAAGAATCAGATTTCAAGAGCACGACCTAATTTGTTTGTGCATTGGGCTTGTGTATAACATATAATCAAGAATTGCTGTTCTGATATACAAACCATTCCTTACTTGTCTTTCGTGATAATCTGCTCTTGGATCATCATCAATATCCTCGCTGATTTCTTCATTTCTTGGCAAAGGATGCAAAATTGCCGCATTTTCTTTGACATATTGAATATTTTCTTTATTTATTTTGAAGAAATCAATATTATCACAAATGCCTTTAAATCTTTCTTTTTGAATCCTTGTCATATAAATAATGTCAATTTCTGGAAGCACATCGTTTGCGTCACAAATTTCAACATTTTTGCAAGGAATTTTTTCAAGATATTTTTCTGGAATGCTTAGATCGCAGTTATTATGGTCTGTTGCTGCACAGTAATAAATTTTTAATTCATATAAATTAAGAAGTTCGATAAGGCTATGAATTGTTCTTCCGTTTTTAAGGTCGCCACACAACATAATTTTCAAACCATTGATATTTTTCCATTTTTGTTTAATTGTATGAAGATCAAGAAGTGCTTGTGTTGGATGTTCACCAGAACCACTACCCGCATTTATAACTGGAACTCTTGAATAGGCTCTGGCAACCTCTGGCCACGACGAGTCGCTATGTCTCATGACAATAGCATCTGCATATTGTCCAAGAGTTCTAAATGTATCTTTAAGGCTTTCACCCTTGGTTAAACTGCTGCTTGAAGATGCATCTGCGGCAGTAACAATTCTCCCGCCAAGCCAATGCATGGCTCTTTCAAAACTAAATCTTGTTCTAGTTGAAGGTTCAGCAAAAAAACTAGCAATACACTTGTTGTTCATTTGGCGACAGTAAGTCCAATTTTTTTCAATTTCTATCGCAATTTCAAGTATCTTTTCAATTTCTTCTTTATTAAAGTCTGAAATAGAAAGGAAATGTTGCATACTTTTTTCCTTTTGGTCTGCAACATTATAGTTTTGACAAAATTAGTATTGCAAGAAAAGTTTTACTATATTTTCAAGGATTTTATCCTCATCATCCTTTGGGGAAAATGCTTCATCCCATTCAGAAGGTTGTACATAGAATTTTCTTTCACGCATACTGCTATCAATATCATAACCCATACATCTAATTAAACCTTTTTGTGGATAATAAATTAAGTCGATATTGAACTGTTCGCTTCTTCCAGTTTTGCCGTTATATGGCGAACCAACGCCTTGACCTCTAAATTCATAGACAAGTTTGTAGTAATTTTCATCTTGTTTTCTAAGGCTTACTGGAAACATGATATAGGATGGGTGTCTTTTTTTTGTTGTGTGCCATAGTTTCCAAGCAAATCTTTCAAGTTCCTGATATTCTCCAAAAGGCGCATCTATTGGTTGTTGAGCCAATTCTTCTAAAGACTTATGTAAAATATGTGCTAATTCAATTTCTTTGTGTTGATCACGATAATCTTTGATTGGCAAAACATCTTTACAAATCCACATTGGTTCCCCATGAAGATCATGGGATAGTCTTCTGGTCATAAGTCGCAAAGAACCTAGAGGACTAGCAGAAACTCTGATTGCTCCAGCTTCAGAACCCCATTGAACAGCTTCGTCCCATATCTGCACAGCGTTATGAGTTGAGATCGCAGGAAGCCGAGTCAATTCCTCGATAATAAGATTTGGATTGAACTTAGAAAATAATCCATCACCTTGCATTTGCTCTGTGCCACCCATGATACGATTTGTATCCGTGGTGTCATAGCCGTAATTGGCCATTTCTAGGAAATGCTTGAAAGATAATTTATTCATGAAGGTATATAGTTTTGATATTTTTTAATTGAGGCACCATGAATTTTAAGACATGGCTAGAATTTGAAGAAAAAGATTTTAATTATTACAAGAGCCTTATTCTTGGTAAACTTGATTTAGAGAGCCCAGAAGGTTTGTCTGTTTCGCTCGATACATTTAACACTCAAAATTTAATTGAGCAACTACAAAGTCTAGGTGAATTTAAGGAATTGGCTTCTGACACTCAGCAATTTATTTTAAATAAAGTAAAAAGTGGTGATGGAACAGTAGAGGATTTAATTAGAATCATGGCTAAGAAATCAGCTTAAATATTTTTTGAGCCATTTTTTCCCAAGTTTTTGTTTTCATAGTTTGTGCTGCATTCTTACCTAACATTTGAATTTTTTTACGATTTTCGTATGACCATTTAATTAGTTCGATAAGATGGTCGGAGTCAGGCTCCTCCCAATTGCTAATGATTTCTCCTTCGGTAGATTTCAAGACAATTATGCCTTTAGAATTGAGTGGCAATCCGTTCTCAGAATTAAGAATGTCACCTTGACCTGTTCCAATAGTCCCTATGCAAGGTTTGCCGCAAGCCATATATTCCATCATTACTAGATTAGTTCCTGCTTCACATCTAGATGGAAAAATTCCAAGATCAGTATTTTGATAAATTTCTGCCATCATTTCATTACTATGCAAAGGTGTCATGATAACTCGGTCTTGAGGTATGCCTGCCTTGATCAGATCATCTTTGCCGTCATCTTTTGTATAAGTATTCGTCCAATTACACACCAGCTTAATGTCTGCATACTTATCGCAAATGGATTTAAATGCTTTTATGATGACATCCTGACCCTTTCTCGTTTCGTATTTACATCCTGAAAATAAAAAGAAATCATCTGTAAAATACTTTTTAATTTTTCTTGATTCGTTAAAAATAATTGGGTTGATACCCTGATGGATTACTGTCGATTTGACTCCATAACTCTCAAGTAGCTTTTGGCTCCATGATGAACCTGAAACTATGAAATCATAGTGCTTTGACTTTATCACCAAATCATTAGGTATTTTCCTATCGGAAAATGTAATGCCCACTTTGATTGATCCATTGAAGTAATCAATATATGGTTTCAAATCATGTTCTAAAGCTTGGATTAAAGGATAATCTTTTTGATTTTTTAAATAATTGAAATCATTATAAGATATTTTTTGAAAATAAGTGTTCGCTATTGAACTTACTTTTTCGTTATTATCAAATTCACTTGAACAATATTTAATTTTTGTAATTTGGGAAAGTTCTGTGGCTAAGTTTAGACTACAAACTCCCCAGCCTGTATAGTTGTTGTATGGCAAAGCCAAAAATATCATAGCAAGTAACCGAGTATTGTCCCTTCAAAGTCACAACCTACTGGAGCTTCGTGTTTTACTTTAATTGTTATTGTATCACCTGCGGCAACTTTAATTGGCGAATGTGAATAAGAAATTGTCACAGTAAGATTTGCTACTGAGCTTCTTGCAGCTAAAACAACATTCCCGTCAACATAAAGTTTGAAAACAGCATTTGCATTTCCGCTCACATTGAGGCCAATAAAATAGAAAACTTTTCCAACAGGGACAGCATAAGTGACTACTGTTGTTTCCGATGAAGTAGGAACTAAAGTTACATCATCGTATGTATTGGCTTCTGTGCCGGGAAAACTGGAAATTATCGGTCTGGTAATTAAACCGAATTCATCTCCAACAGGATTAGTCGTTTGGGCTGGTACAATATCATCTAAACCTTCGCCTGTTATGACGACACGGGGTCTTTTGCGGTTAGTTGGTGCGCTTGGATAAACCACAAGGGATTCATCCATGACATCCCCGCCAACACCGGGATTCAGAACTGTGTAATCGTCAGCCATTTTAAGAATTTTCTCCTTTTTTATTTAGTGAGGCAATGAATAAATCATATATGGTGCAAATTTTTTGTCTAAAGTTATAAATAGTATGGAGGATTTTATGCGTATATCCAAGGACAATCCCATAGTAATACCGGCTTCAGATGAAAAAACCTACGACACATGGTGGGTAGAAAATATAAGTCTTGACGCAACTTTAATAGCCAGCACAGAACCAATTTTGGTTGTTGATTATAGGCTTTGCTATCTAGACGAAGAGAGTAAACCGCATTTTCACCCAAACGAACGCAGAAGATTACATCTGCGTGATATGTTCACATTTATGTCAGATAAACCAGAATTGTATGAAACAGTCTGGAATGCAGTCTCGGTGCTTGGAAATATCGGCAAAGATACTGGAGTTCTAGATTGACCGTGGTATAATCCTGTCACAAGGAGAAATTACCATGCGTTATCTGTCAATTGACATCGAAACAACAGGACTGAGTCCCGAAAACTGCGACATTATCCAATTCGCTGCGGTTTTGGATGATCTCAAAAATCCTAAACCATTAGCTGAATTACCGAAATTTGAAGCGATAATTTTAAAAAGGTATGGATATCAAGGACATCCCTTTGCATTATCAATGCATTCAAACTTATTTAAAAAAATAGATATAGCTATCAAAAAGAATTTAGAAATTTGTCCTACAACAGGTGTTCGTTTTTTACAAATTTGTGAATTACCACAAGCATTAGAACTATTTTTACTATCAAATGGGTTCGACCAAAATCATGGCAAAATGTATGTGAATGTTGCTGGAAAAAACATTGGACAATTTGATTTGCCATTTTTAAATGCCAAAATCAAAGATTGGGGATCAATCAAATTTTTGAGCCGTGTCATTGATCCGGCTATCTTGTATTTTGATATTCAAAAGGATATTTCTCTTCCTGACATGAAAACTTGTTTGGAAAGAGCGGGTCTAGCCGAAGAGGTAGCCCACACAGCTTTAGAAGATGCATTGGTAGTAGTAAAACTTTTGAGGAAAAAATTATTGGAGGAAAAATGTGTTGCGGAAGAAAACGACATGCAAAAAGAAAGGTTACAGGAATGCGTTCGGGAAGATTTAAGGCCAAAATTAAAAAAGAAGTCCAAGTCCCTCAAGAACAAGAGGTAGTTACTCCGATCCATGAGCAACATACTCCGCATAAATAACGATTATTCGTTTTTCTTAACCGCAGACGAACATCTGCGACGAGAGTTGTTTCAACGACTTCGTTTCAGAGATAAAAATTATTTTCACAACAGAGCTTATAAGATGAAGAAGTGGGATGGTTTCATCAACTTCTTCGCAAATGATACAGGCAAATTTCTCACTGGACTTCTTCCTGAAGTAACCGCTGTTCTCAAACATTTCAATGCCGAATATACTATTGACGATCAACGACAAAAAACTCCGTTTTCAATTGATACAATTAACGAGACATTCCTGAATCAATGGTTGCCGGAAACCAATAGCGTTGGCGATAAAATATCTGATTTTAAGTTATATGACTATCAAGTAGAAATGATCAATCAAGTCATTAAACATCGTCGTGGAGTGATATATGCTCCTACTTCTGCCGGTAAATCATTAGTCATGGTTGGAATTTTAAAAACCATAGCACCAAATATGCCGACTCTTGTCCTGCAAAACAGGGCTTCTTTGGCACAGCAAAACTATGAAGAGTTTGTAAAATGGGGATTGCCTAATGTAGGATGCTTATGGGGTGGTTCTGTTAAACCTAATATGATCACGGTGGCTACTGTTCAAAGTATTGCCAAAATGGAAAAAGTGTTGCCTAAAATTCGTGTTTTAATTGTTGATGAAATTCATGACATGATGAGCACTTTGCCAAAAGCTGTCTATAGACGACTTAAAGCTGCTGACATTAGAGTCGCTGTATCAGCCACACCATTTAAGTTTGGCGGAAAAGATAGCGTCCAAAAATTTTATGTAAGAGGTTTTTTTGGTCCTATCTTAAAGATTAAGTCTGCCGAAGGTGGTGTGCTTACAACTTCAGAACTCCAAGATCGTGGAATTCTAGCACAAAGTAAATGTACATTTTATCCTATTCGTGAGCCACAAATTCCACACGATATCTATATCGATGCCGTAACCAGAGGGATTGCTGAAAGTTTTTATTTCCATGATGTTGTAACAAGATTAGCTCGACAACAAAAAGGAAGAACCCTTATTTTAGTCGATAGAATCGCTCACGGAGATGCCCTGCACAATCTTTTACCGGGAAGTTTATGGGTTCAAGGAAAAGATAACGCAGAAACTCGCAAAGGCGTTATCAAAGAATTGCAAAAAGCTAAAGGCGATTTAATTGCGATAGCAACACAACAAATTTTCAATACAGGTATCAATGTGCATCCAAATAATCTTATCAATGCTGCTGGTGGCCAAGCCGACCACATGATTATTCAGCGCATGGGTCGTGGATTAAGAACCGCTTCTGATAAAGAACGGTTGAATTATTATGACTTTGTCTTTGAAATCAATGATTATTTGCTTGAACATAGCAACAAAAGACTTGCCATTCTTAAAAAAGAAGGACACGAAGTAACAATAAAGGAAATAGATTTCTAATGTTACAATCTCCTGACTACGAACCCGCATTTTATGAAAAACAAGTCCTTCAGATGAAGGATAGATTTGCAAAAATATTCAAAGTATTTAAAATTCCTTGGAAAACTTATATCAAGGATGTTGAAAAAAGACTCCGAGGAAGAACATATTGGTTGTGGAATTACTTGGTTGGCTTAGAGTCATTTATTCAACCACACCAAAAAACAGGATTGGCTCCAAGTAAGGAAACATTAGAAAAAGATAAAGACTCAAGGATAAGTAGAATAGTTGGTGACTTTTACAAAGTTGAACAATATGTCAAAGGTTTATGATACAATTAAAAAATTGCCCTTTTTTGTATTGCTTTTTATTCTTAGCATAATTTACTTAGCTTGTGGCTATATCGCAGGCTATTACATTGGATACAACCAAGGTCAACAAGACTATTTTAATTTTATTGAAAATGTCATGCGATGAAAAATAATTTTTTGATTCTTGCCCACGCTCGAAGTGGCAGTACAACATTAGCAGAAATATTTGAAAGCCAAAACCAAACGGTTTCATTTGAACCATTCAATGCTCACAACCATCGTGGAATAAATTATTTGGATCATTGGGGCAAAGAAGGATTTGAATCAGCTTTTGATCTTATTCTTGCAAGTTATAATGGAATAAAACATCTTTACAGTTTCACAAATTTTGATCAAACAAAATACATGAAATCTAAGTGCAATACAATTTTCTTATACAGAAATAATTTACTCGATGCAGCTTTGTCTTTGGAATTGGCTTTTAAAACAAATGTGTGGATGAAAGCACAGAAAAACCATGAATATTTAAAAGAAAAAGTAAATATAAAAATAGAAAAAATTCAAGGTGCAATATCTAATCTTCGCACACACCTAAAAAATCTTGATGATACTTGTTACAAAATATCTTACGAAGATTTATACGGATTAAATGGTTTCGACATAATAAAAGAAATATTTAAATTTACTAATTGTCCTATTAAAAATGAAAGCCTGATACATGAACTTTTGAATAAAAAAAATAAATTAAATAATCGTTCTTGGTGTGAAGTAATTGGTAATTGGGACGAAATAGCATCCATAAATTTTGGTAATACAGTTTTTATGGATTAGTTTTTGTCATCTCAACATAAATGCTTATTTCAGGGAGATAATCCATAGTCTCCCTGATAATTTCTGGATGACCTTCATTAAATCTTTTTCTTTCAACTTGGAATCCAACCAAGTTTCCAATCTTTGTTAAACTGTTGATGTCGTAAGCAATTTTATGATTATCAAATAAATATGACCAGAATTTGAATGACTCTTGATCATTGGAAGCGGCATTTAAGTTAATTTCATCAAGTTCATGCAATTTGCCGTTAAGGTATTTCTTAACCATTAAATCTAAATCAGGAACGGCAATACGCATCACCGCTCCAGCTTTCATCACACGATAACATTCTCTAAGGAAATTCAATCCTTCATTCCAATCCAAATGCTCCAACATATGGCTTGAGACAATTAAATCAACGCTATTTGATTCAAATGGGAAAGTTCCTCTGCTGTCCATCTGTAAAAATTTATATTGATTTGCCATAGCATAAGAGCTTAAATCAATCACATCGGTATTGATCCAGCCATTGTGCAGCATGACTGTGAAGCTGCCAATATTTAATTTAAGTTTACCATTACCGGCGGGAACGGCGAAAGGCAAAGAACCATCAACTATTTCATCATTGCCTAGAAAATATTGATTTTCCCAATTCAGCTTTAACTTATTCGTGTCAACTGAATGTATGCCTCTTTTGCATACACGATTTGCTTCTTTTAATACTTGTGGAATAATTTCAGGATTCAAGTAGTCAAGGACACCTTGAGAAAAACACAGATCAAATTGCTTGTCCTCAAATGGCCAAGGAATTTGTCTAATATCAATTTTTTGAACTGCATTTGTGACTCTTGTGAGCCAACAATGGTCAGAAATCTCTAATCCAAGTGCCGTAATTCCATGAGATTCAAATCTTTTCAGTAAATAACCACGACCGCATCCTAGCTCAAGAATAGATGACGGATTTTCTTGCATGAGAGTATTGAAAACAATCCAGTTCGTTGGATGATCACGATAAAATCCTGTGTTTTCTCCGTAAAAATTCATATTATCAAAATATTCACGGTCAAACTTAATTTCACCTGTTGTTTTTTGTACCTCTATTATCATGTCTGTGCCTAAAGCCCCATGTGGCACAACAATAACATTTCTAAATCCTGCTTCTGTCAAAAGCTTGATTGCATACCTTGGATTAAGACTATTACGATGCGTGTTTTCTGGATAATCTTGGTCACCAAATATAATGCAGGAACAATCATCGTTCCATTCATCATGATTCAAGACATATTTCATTTGTCTTTCTGTGTTTGCAGTAATGAATACTGCTTTTCCATTCTTCTTCAAAATCCTGAAAACTTCTGAAATAAAAAGTCTTACTTTACGCCAGCTAAGATGTTCGATGCAGTAGCAACTGAATACGCCATCATAATCTTCATCTTTAAGTGGCAAAACATCGTTAAAATCAGCAACAATATCAATGTTTTCGCCAGACCTAACATCAAGATTGGGACGGAAATATGGCCTGTTGCCACCGCCCAATTCGATGACTTTATGTTGTGGTGTAAATGGGATAGTGTAACTCATGACAATAGCTCCTTCCAAACATTAAGGTAAAGCGGTTTTACCTTTTCCCAAGTATATTCTTTTGACCTATATTCTGCGTTTTTGGAAAACTGCTCTCTCAAATTTTGATTTTTTCTTAAATTGTCAATACATTCGGCAAGTAATTTAGAATTACATTTGTTGAAGACAAGTCCGCAATCTTCAACCACATCACTAGCACCAGCGCCATCACTAACTACAACAGGTCTACCTGCGCTCATTGCCTCAAGAACTTCAATCCCAAATCCTTCTGTTGCGCTAGGTTGCACATATAATGAACATGAATTGTAAAAATCTTCAACAGAATCCACCCAACCCTCAATGCTGATATTGCCTTTTCCAAAATGCCTAATGAGAGGCATGAGCATAGGAGTTTGACTTCCAGCCAAACTAAGAATAGCATCATGGTAATTCAGTATCGACCATGCCTCGATAAGATATCGAATACCCTTATCTGGACCACATTGTCCCAAATATCCAACTGTGAATGTTTTAGGAGTTCTTTTATTTTTTACTGGTTCATGACCATGTGGAATAATCGTAGTTTTTTGAATTCCATATCTGTTGTTAATTTCTTGTGCAATCTTAGAAGGGCATATCACTAAGTCCGATTTCTTATAAGAAGAAATGTACCTCTCAAACAAATCTTTATTGTTCAAATGTGGAAAATTAAAATTCATTTTCAAACATTGAAATTCACTCCTGCTCACATCGACATCATGTGCCGCTACTGTATAGGTCACCTTTACGCCAGAATCCTTTAGCTTCTGAACAAGATTGGGGAAAGTACCACCATAGAAATGTGCAAGTTTGTATGTCGAAAAATCTTGCCCAAGTAGTGCTTTTTCTGCGTCAAATGGATCGGGTGTGGATTCAGGATTAAGAACATCAACCGAACCAAGGGTCGTCAATGCTTCCAATTCATATTTCGTGACCTGTCCTCCACCTGTGATAGAGCCAATTCGATCATTTGTCACATATAGGAACATTTTACTTCCTCAACTTGAGAAAACATGAAATATGAGGCAATCCTTTTGTGTTCAAAATCGCTTCATTTAGAGTTATTGGATCGCCTGCTTTTAGAACCTTACCATTGATTGTAATTTCTTCACAAACACCAAGGCTGAATATTTCTGTTTGAAAATCTTGGATTATTCTGTCTAAGAGATTGGCCCAATCATAAACACGCCAATGAGGTTTTTTTTCTACAAACTTGCCTCCAAAAGGAGTAGTCACATAACAAGTTCCACCGGGCTTCAACAAATCGTAAATATAACGCATGGCTAGAACATCATAAAAATCATGCGTTCTGCCTTCTTCGTAAGTGTTTAGACCCAAATGTTCTATGGCAGAAATAATGACGGCAGAATCAAAAGTGCCAATATTTTCACGAAGCCATTCTGGTGGCATTCTGCAAAAATCTGCTTTGATATGATTATAAATTGGTTCTTGATCGCAATCTCTTAAATCAACTCCTGTGACATTGAAACCACTTTTTGTTAAAATACTTGAAATTGGACTGTGTTGAGAGCCAATCTCAAGGATTTTTGCTCCTACTGGTTCGTCAAAATCACGAAAAAATAAATCCGCTTCAGGATCAAATATTTTATATTCTTCTTTTATTTGTTGAGGAATTATCATATATCCCAAACTTTCAAACAAATAGTTGCAAGAATACAACCACCGGGAAATTTAGCGGTATAATACTTGTCATCTTGAAAACCTGATATTCCAAATAATTGGAGGATTTCTGCTCCATCTTCTGGCTTCATGTAGAAATCAAATTGTGTCTCTCCCGGCTCCAATACAATGTCAAATGTTAAATAAAATTCTCCGCCTTTTTTCAACATATTGAGCATATTGCCAATACATGCGAACCTTATGTTTTTATCTTGAATATGTTCAAGAACTGATAAGCAATAAATTTTGTCAAATTTTTCTTCTGTCCTGAGGCTTTCTATTGTGCTGTTGTAAAACTCAATGTTTTTGAAACCAAGTCTTTCAGCGGATTTAATTGACTTATCAAGGTAGTCTTGGTTCATGTCAATAGTGACTACCTTTTGACACCTTTTTGCAAGAGCATACTTAAAAACGGCATATGCTCCTCCTGCATCAAGACAAACATCAGTAGGCTTCAAATTACTGTGACTAAGTGCCCAAGGATATTCATATTGTCTGCTCCAATGCAAACTGGTGAGGCTCGTATTGGAAATTTTGTAATTTAGAGAAGCTTCTTCTTCTGGCACAAATTCACAACATTCAGGGCATTGAATGTCGTAACTACAGAATTCCCTGAGTAAATTTACATCAGGACAACCATAAGCATAAGAAATATGAATTCTCACCAGCCACCTGTGTCTATTGCTTCAAAACATAGTTCTTCATAACGATTAACCATGTTTTCATAGGAAAATTGCATCGCCCATTCCATGCAGCGTTCTGGCTTTATCGAAGAAACTGCATCGCTTTTGATAAGTTCTTGCATTTCATCTTGCGTATTTACCAAGAAACCTGTTTCGCCATGCTTGATAGTTTCTTTGCAAGCACCATGATTCCAAGCAATAACTGGCATACCGCAAAGTTGTGCTTCGACAGGAGCAAGTCCAAATGGCTCACGGAATAGCATATTCGGGTGAAGAAGAGCCTTATTTGTATTGAACCAAGTAACGCACTCATCACGATTCTGATGTCCAACATATCGTAAATTTGGCGAAACGCTACAAGTTTGTTTGACTCTGTTAAGAAGGTCTGGTTCTCCTGTAATCTTGTCATCTCCCACAAGATCAAGTTCAATCTTGCATTTGTTAGCCACATCTACTGCGATGTGTGGTCCTTTGATTGTGCTAATCCTTGCAAGGAAAAGGTAACGATTATTTCTTTTCAATCCTGTATTTTTATAAAAACTTGTATCAACACCGTTGTATGAAACCCTTGAGGCGCACTTTAGGTGAGCAGAGCAGGCTTCTGATTGGTCTTTTGAAATACAAACAAAGTTAGGAAAAGGAACAGGTGGTGCGCTGTTGTACATCGTTTCAACTGGCGCATGAAGAACACCGAGAATAGGTTGTGGAAGTTTGCCTTCCATTTTCAAAATATAAGACCATTTCTCCCAACTATGATCGATGATTACATCAAAACTAGGTAGTTTTTGCCAATAACCCGAATAGGCTTGTCCTTCTGGCTCATATTGTGTTGTTTCGTGAATTTCACAGCTACTTGTTGAGCCTCTGGGGGCAACAAGCATTACTTCATGACCTTTTGCTTTAAGACCTTCCGCTATCTGCCATGCTAACATCTCTAGGCCAGAGTAACCCTTTGGAGGACAATGCAGAACGGTGCTGGATATAACACAAATTCTTAACTTTTTCATTGGAGTCGTTGGCAAGTAGGTAAGTTTCATTAGGCTTTGATCTCCAATGGTTTGAAGGTTCCGCCGATGCTGCTTTCACCAAAACCGGCATGGCGACATTGAATTCCTGTATCAACATAAATTTTGTAACCGTGGTTTCTTGCGTGTTTGCAGAATGTGAAGTCTTCGCTTGTTCTTTCAAGATGGGGCAAATCAGTCCTGTCACAACGCCATTCAAACCAACGGCAACGGGCACTTAAAGGTTGAAGGCTATTGAGGACATCACGATGAATAAGAAGGCAACCAGCACCCACATAATCGACTTCAATTAGGTCAGGAGCATTGAATTCTCTTATCCATTGAGGTCCGTGTTCTGAATCACGAAGCATGACAGGAACAATTGGCTCGTATCTTCTGTAATACAAACCGCTTACAATAGGTTTTTTATGATTTAGAAGCCTCATAACGGCATCTGGTGGAGGAATAACATCATCATCAAGAAAAAAGAGCCATTCCCAACCTAATTCAAGGAGTTTTTGACAACCTGTGTTTCGTGCATGGTCGAAGGGCATACCGGAAAGTCCGGTTATTGCCCCCGGAATTTGCAGATTTCTTAGACCAAATGCCCAAGCAACACTTGCCGATTCTCTTGTTAATATGCAGCAAAGAACTCTATTTTGATTGATTAGTTCCCATGATCCCGGCATTTTTTATGGCCCAATATTATTTTGACAATGTTGTCATTTGTATTATAATAGGATATGAGCAATTTTCAAAAAATTTATACCGCATCAAATCAACCTAAATTTCAAAAGGTGGGTTCCATGAACGAAATTGTGGCTCTTGATGAACGCATTCAAAACGCAATGAATGCGATTAAGAATTTAGAAGACGCATTTCTCGAAATCCAACAACCAAGGACTGCATATGTTCTTGAAAAGTTTGTCGTAGGTCAGCATGACACCATCGAATCGCAATACGCACAATGTGTTTTGGAAATGCAAATCAAATATGACAATCTTCGTCGTGCAAAACTGAATAAAAGAAAGATTGAAATAAAGATCAAGGAAGCCGAAGATAAAAACACGGAACTCGATCAAATTGAAGCAGATTTAATGCGTATTGATCTTGAAGAACAAGATCGTGCCGTTTTGGGCGCACTTCGTGAATTTGAGGCATTGTATAAAATTTGGCAAAGTTTCCCCAAGAAGTTTACCCGTGCTGAACTTGATGCGGGACAGGAGCAATATTGGCGATTGAGGCTTGCTCGTCAGGCTCAACAAGACCTACAAGCAACAGGAAGAATTGGTGTTGGAAATAATGAGGCATTGCGTCAAATCGGGCTTACAGGAACGCCTCAACTTGATCATGTGCGTGAAGTTGAAAAAAAGTATCTTGAAGTTGGTGATGTTAAGGTTTTGATCTGCGTTCCAACTAGAGAAAAAGCTGAAAAACTGCCTGTCCTTGAAAACTTGGCAATTCCTTCAGGAGTACAAGTAAAATTTCTAAATGTATTTGGAAGGACTACTGCTGAAGCCTATAACGAGGCAATTCAAACTGCCTTGAATGATGGCGCTGATTTTCTTCTTACAGTTGAGGATGATACTTTCCCACCACCTGATGCTTTTCAAAAGATTGTGACAAGGTACAGAGAATTAGGTGATCCTAAAGTTGTTTTGGGTGGTTATTATGTGAAGAAGACACCATATCCTGAGGGTGTTCATATTCACATTGTCGCAGGAAAGCGTCAGGCATTGACATTGCCCCCCAATGATACTGCAGTCCATGAGGTTTACACGATTGCACAAGGATTCACCTTGTTCCCCATGGAGGCATTCCTGCAAACGGAATATCCTTGGACTGTAACAACACCGCATCTTACTCAAGACAGCTTCCTGTCTCAAAAATTGCGGGAAAAGGGCTGGAGATTGCTTGTTGATGCAAGCATTCGATGCAAGCATCTTGATGTGAATACTGGCAAAGTTTATGAATAAGATTAAATGTGAGTTGGTGTTTCCAACCACAATTTTCTTTTCTGACTTATCTGATTCATATCGTGAAGAACTGATTGATTATACTCGCTATTGTCAAGCTGTTGATCCATCTGGTGTTCAAAAAACGAACATGGGAGGTGGCTGGCAAAGCAAAGACAATTGGTTGGATAATTCTGTTTGTAGTCGTTTGAAAAACGACTTACAAAATCTAGTCAATGAAGTTTGTGGTTCTTTGCAAATTTCAGAAAAAATGAAAATATATAATTCTTGGGTCAATGTTAATCCGTCTGGCGGATACAATGTTGCACATACTCATCCAAGAAATTACTTATCTGGATGTTATTACTTACAAACACCTGAAAATTGTGGCAATATAGTTTTTTATTCGCCATTACACGCAAAAGAAATGCTTGATGCTCATTATGGACAAATGACTGCAACTACTGCAAATCACTTAATTTACCCTGCTGTTGCTGGAAGAGTGTATTTGTTCCCTTCTTGGTTGCAGCATAGTGTTGAGCAAAACCGATCCGATCAGGATCGAATCAGCATGAGTTTTAATGTGTTTTTTGAGAAATTTTAACGCATATCGTAAGGCAAAGTGCCTTGGAATCCGCTTCTAATCATCATTGGGCTTGGCATCACGAATAAGCCACCGCTCATCGCTATTCCAATTTGCTGTTGCATATCACCTGAGAGGAATGGTGCGCCTGAAGCTGCTCCTCCCATGAATCCGCTTCTGTTAACAATGAAACCACCTGATCCTACATAAAGTGGTTGACCTTGGAATCCTGATGCAACTTGACCTGAAACAGTTTGCCCAACATATCCATAGTAGAAAACCCTGCCAGTTGTTCCACTTAGAATTGCACCGCTTGTTACACCAATTGCAGGAAGTCTCAATCCACTTGCTCTTTCTGCTCTTCTGACGAAATTACCAGAAGTCATACAAACTGCTTTTATTCCAGAAATCAGTTCTCCAGCACGGAAATAATCAAACATTGGTCTGTTAGTGTTTATTTGCGCTGTTTCTGCTAGGTTATAAGGGAATCCTGCATTTTGTCCGCTTGCGGTGACAAGAGAAATTGTACCAGAAGCTAGTGTGCTGCTGGTAAGGTATACTTCATTTGAGACTCTAGCTTGAGGAGAATTATTGGGTGAAGTGCCACCATCGACACCACCATAATTATATCTTAATTGATTTAAGTTGGCGAGTGGTTGAGAAGAACTGGTGTCTGTTGAATATGTGATTTTGTCAGTTGTTGTTGCAGACTGACCATTAGAAAAGAAACCTTTTGTTGATCCTTCAGTTACTCCAGCAAGGGGTATTCTTGCTTGGGTTAGGTCAGCAGAAGTTTGTGCAGCAGTAGTATCATTTGTATATGTTATTTTATCTGTAGTGGCGACATTAGCACCGCTGTTTCCACCCGCAAAATAACCTTTAGTACCTTCACCAGAGCAGCCTCCCAATAACTGTCTTGCTTGACTAAGATTCGCAGAAGTTTGAGCAGCGGTGGTATTGGTAGCAAATGTTATCAAATCTGTAGTGGCTGTAACTGCACTTGAAAGACCGCCAGCAAAATAACCTTTTGTCAATCCCTCAGATGCACTAGCTAAACGATATCGTGCCACGCTTAAATTAGCAGTTGTTTGTGCAGTAGATGTATCTGTGGCATATGTTAATATTTCTGCCGTTACCTGTGTTGAATTATTAAACCCACCAGCAAAACAACCTTTCGTAGACCCGTTTGAAACTGCTGCCAATTGGGATCGTTGTTGGCTTAAATTAGCACTTGTTGTCGCAACAGAGGAATCAGATGAATAAGTAATCTTATCTGTGACTTCAGTATAGCCTCCTGAAGTTCCGCCACCTCCCATGTAGCCTTTAGTTCCTTCACCTGAACATCCAGCACAGCCATTTCGACTTTGGCTTAGGTTAGCACTCGATTGTGCGACTGTGGTTTCTACTGAGTAAATTATTTTATCTGTTGTATTAACAAATGCCGTCGTTCCCGTTTGTCCTCCAGCAAAATAACCGGCTTTTGCGGTTGTGCCATTAAATATCCAATTCAAATGATACTGATCAATTTGACCGCTTCCAATATTCACATATTGAGTCACATTTCCAAAAACTGTTGGGAAGTTGAGTACACCGCTTCCAATATTTCCTGAAAGTATTGTGCCGTTTGCAAAATGAACTCTTGCTACTTCACCTGATTGGATGTTTCCACTTCTAACGCCAGCGTTTGAGAAGTTATTTGTGGTCGCATCACTAAATACAACTCCTGAAACGATGCTGCCGCTTAATACCGCACCAGATGCCATGTTGGTTGATCTGATTTCATTAGCGGCGGTTGTGGTAAGTTTACCAGAAGTAACGACTATATTTCCAGAAAAAATTGGTTGAGCACCAGCATCAATACCAGCTACATAGCCACGACTTTGACTAAGATTTGCTGTGGATGTTGCTGATCCAAAACCCGTTGTCAAATCGATTTTATCTGTTACATTTGTTTGGATGTTAGTTGAAGTTTCACCACCAGCTACATAACCAACACTTGTGCTTGGATTAGATGATCCTCCACCACCTGCTCTTACGCTTGATAGATTTGCTGAAGTTGAACTAATTGCTTCATTTGATAAATCAATTCTATATCCATTATTTGTAAAACTTGATCTATTAGTGGTTCCTCCTAAAAACCATCCTAATGAATTGTTAGAAACACTCGACATTCCGGCTCTTGCTGCGGAAAGATTTGCAAAAAACGATGTTGTATCAGTAGAAAATATAATTTTGTCTATTGTTGTTTGTTCACCACTTAGGCTTATATTTCCTTGTGTGGTGCCTCCAAACCAATATCCAGCAGAAGACTTATTTGAAACTCCTCCCATATAGGCTCTTGCAACACTTAGTACAGCGGTCGCAATAGATGATGTGGTATCAGATGAAAACAAAAGTTTATCTGTAGTTGTCACCATTGCTCCAGCAACGGTGGTTGCACCACCGCCCAAATATCCAGCAGACCCAGAACCATTTAGTGCCGTTGGGTTTCTGTTTGATGTTATGTTGGCTGTTGTAAGTGCCGATGAAATATCAGTCGTGTATGTAATTGCATCTGTTCTATTGGACATGCTTGCTGCTTCACCGCCGCAAATATAACCTTTCGTGCTGCTTCCAATAGTTCCGCCAGCATTTTGTCTGTTGACACTCAAGGATTGTCCGGTTGCTGTGCTTGTATCATTGGCATAATTGATTTTATCAACTGTTCCAACAGCAGCACCAAAAGTTCCTGTAGTTCCTCCTGCAAAATATCCAATATTTCTATTGGTATTAGTAAAAGACATATTTGTTGAGAGAATTGAATTTGTATTAAACATGAAGGCAGTAATGCCTCCAGACACATAAAATGCAGTTGGTTGTTGCCAAACTCCATCCGCAAGATTTACACCCGTGACGCTTTGTAATGCAAAGTTACCCGAAGCTAATGCTACATCTGCGAAATTATTTGCTACTGTTGCATTAGCTCCAACCATGTTGAATATGACTGTTCCGCTTGGAACTGCTCCGCTTGTAACGGATGAGTTTGCGGGATGGAAGTTGCCAATTACGCCGCTTGCAATTGCGCCACTAAGGACAGATGAATCAGCAAAAGGAGTAAATAATATCACACCTGATGCGATGTTTCCACTTACTACGATTCCGCTTGCGAGTTTGAACGCACCTACTGCTGCTCCACTTGCTAGTTGTGCAGCTAAGATTGATCCGCTTGATATATTAAATGATTGAAGTGCTCCGCTGCTTAGATTGATGCTCGTAATTGTACCGCTCAAAATATTTCCGCTAGAAATTGCATTGTTACCAAATGAACCGCTTTGAATAGCACCTGAAGCCAAATTTGTAGTGTTTATAGCGCCGCTGTTGCTGATGTTGCCGCTCGAAATGGCATTGTTGGAAAAGGCGAATGTTACTAAATTTCCGCTTCTTATCGCATTAGAAAAAATAGATTGATTTGATAAATGAAATCTTGAAATTATACCAGAAGCAATATTTCCACTTAATGCCGAATTATCTCCAAACATTCCGCTCGTTATTGATCCTGAACTAAATACGAGATTAAGTCCTCCCCCGCTTTGAAAAGTTCCTGAAATGAAATGTAGCCATCCTATTTCACTTTGGCTTACACTTCCTGAATATACAGAATTGTTACCGAATTCTGTAGTAAATTCTTGTCCAGCAGCGGCTAGTCTATATCTCGATTGACTTAGATTAGCACTTGCTTGTGCTGAAGTAGTATCGCTAGAATATGTTATTTTATCTGTTGTGGCGACTCTAGCTGCTGTAAATCCACCAGCAGCATATCCTTTTGTAGCACCTTCGGATAGTCCAGCCATTTCTGATCTTGCTTGAGTTAAATTAGCACTAGTAGAAGCTGCCGTAGTATCAGTAGGATATGTGATTTTGTCAGTTGTGCTGTAAAATGTAGACTCAAATGTTGAACTGCCGCCCGCAAAATATCCTGCAAGCCCATTTCCAGACATTCCTGATAAATTTCCTCTTGCTTGACTCAAGTTGGCAGTAGTTTGTGCGGCAGTTGTATCAGTAGCATAAGTAATTGTCTCGGATGTATTTACTCCATTTGATACAATACCTCCAGCAAAATACCCTTTGCTTACTCCTTCAGTTACGCTATCTAATCCATATCTTGCTTGACTTAAGTAATATGTAGTTTGAGATGTTTGTGTATTTGTAGAGTATGTTATTTTTTCTGTAGCATCGGTAACTACTGTTGTATTGCTATTTAACGAACCACCAGCAATATATCCTTTTGTACCTTCGCCTGAACAACCAGCGGCAAAAATTCTAGGAAGAGCTAAATTAGCGCTTGTTGAAGTAGCAATTGTGTCTAGAGCGTAAATGAATGTTTCAGCAGTCGATAGGACTGCTGATCCCGTTGATCCACCAAAAAAATAGCCTTTAACATATCCTTCAGTTACCCCTGTTAAACCACTTCTTGCTTGATTTAAGCTTGCTGTTGCTAAAAGAGCAGTCGTATCAGTAGAGTAAATTAGCTTGTCTATGGTGGATACGACTGCGTTTCCGGCTGTTGTTGTCCCACCTGCAAAATATCCTTGTGTTCCGCCTCTTATGGTGTGGTTTAGTAAAACACCTACATCAAAATAACTAATGTGATTATTGTTTATTTGACCACTTCCTATGTTGCCGCTATTGACTGCATCATCACCAATATTTCCAGATTTAACTAAACCGCTAGTCGGGTATGAAAATCCGAAATGTACAGAGCCAATTTCTCCTGAAGAAATATTACCAGAGTTAACGCAAGAATTACCAAATACCGTGCTGTATTCTTCTCCAGCAGCGGCTAATCCAACTCTAGCTTGACTCAAATTCGCTGTCGTTTGAGCTGATGTTATGTCATTGGAAAATAATAACTTATCTGTCGTAGCTACATTAGCACCGGTGTAGCCACCGGCAAAATAACCTTTGGATGATCCATCCGAAATTCCTGATAAACCATATCTTGCTTGAGTTAAATTGGCTGATGTCTTGGTAGAAGTAATATCAGTTGAGAAAATTAAAATGTATGACGATGATACATTAGTGCTAGCTCCGGTTATGCCTCCGGCAAAATAACCTTTTGTTTGACATTCTGAGACTGATGCTAAGTAACCTGTGCCAATACTTAAATTAGCACTAGTCTGAGCATTAGTCGTATCTGTAGAGTAAGTTACTTTATCCGCAGTCGATACTTTAGCAGACCCCACATTGGTAACGCCACCGACATAATATCCTTTACTTCTATCGCCAGAACAACCGGCTAATCCAACTCTACCTTGACTAAGATTAGCTGTTGTTTGTGCAGCAGTCGTATTGTTGCTAAATGTAATTTTATCAGTTAGCTGCACAGTATATGTGCCACCAGCAAAATAACCTTTAGTCGAGCCTTCGGTAATACCAGCAGTATTTCTTGCTTGGCTTAAATCTGAAGATGAATTGTAACTTGTAATTTCTGAAGAATAATTTATTATATCTGTCGTTTTTACTAAACCAGTAGTCGCATCACCGCCAGCAAAATATCCCTTATTCCCTTCACCGGAACAACCAGCCAGACTTCTCCTCGGTTGACTAAGATTTGCTGAAGTTTGTGCTACAGTTGTTTCTGTCGAATATGTTAATTTGTCCGCTGTTGCAACAAGGTTGTAGATTCCCGTATCACCGCCAGCAAAAAACCCCTTAGTTCCACCGGCGGTCAGTTTAACAGTAGCGTCATTCAAAAAGGCTAGTAGCGGGCTAACAACTGAATACTGATTAACAGAAGCTAGTCCTCCTCTTGCTTGACTCAAGTTAGCGGTTGTGGATGCATTGGTCGTATCATTTGAATAATTGATTTTGTCTGCATTAGGAGAAAATACAAATCCTGTAGATAATCCCCCTGCCACAAATCCCTTGTTTATGCCTTGAGATACTCCAGTACTCTGATAATGTGCATTTGTTAAATTAGCAGATGTTTGAGCAGTAACTACTTCTGTTGAATATATGATTTTATCTGCTGTTCCTAAAATATTGCCAGCGAAGTATCCACCTATGAAATAACCTTTTGCTGTTTCACCAGTAACACCAGATAAATATCCTCTATTTTGGCTAAGGGTGGCTACAGTTACACTAGATGTGGTATCATTGGAATATGTTATTCTATATACATCAGTTAATTCATTGCCGCCACTATCAAAACCACCAGCATAAAATCCTTTTGTACTTCCGTTTGTAACTGCCGCCAATCCTAAAATGCCTATTGGTAAATCAGCGGTTGTTTGTGCCGCTGTTGTGTCATTAGAATATGCGATCCTATCAGAAGTAGTAAGTGCTGCACCTCCGCCAGTAAAATATCCTTTTGTTCCTTCGCCAGAACATCCGGCTAAATAACCTCTCGCTTGACTTAAATTAGATACAGTACTTGCAGAAGAAGTATCAGTTGCAAACAATAATTTATCGGCGTTTACTGTATCCCCACTAACTCCATCATAACCTCCAGCCAGATATCCTTTAGTTGTATTTTCAGACACACCAGCTAAATTTATTCTTATTTGACTTAGATTTGCTGTTGTTTTTGCTATTGTTGTATCGTTTGAGAAATTTAGTTTATCTCCTGTTTGATATATGGCTAACGAGTCGCCGCCGGCGATAAAATATCCTGCTCCATCAATTGGCGATATGAAGTGAAATAATCCAATTTGTCCCGAAGCAATATTTCCACTTGTAACAGCATTATTTCCAATTAAACCAGAAACAACCGTGCCGCTAGTTAAAACTAATGAACCACCTCCAATAACTCCGCTTGCTAATGAAAAAGCACTTATGCTTCCAGATGCAATATTTCCACTAAAAATTGCATTATTGCCTATATTTCCGCTTGTAATGCTTCCAGAAGCGCCAGTAGATTGCCAAAATGTGCCATTCCAAGTCCAAGCATTAAAGCTGAACTCATATCTTTGTCCAGATGAAGGTGAAGATGGAAAATTGATTGACATTTTATAATCTCTTAAACATCATAAGGCAGACTGTTTTGGAAACCACTTCTCATCACATAAAGGTTCGGCATCACAAACATTCCACCGCTCACAGAAATGCCTATGATTTGTTGCATATCGCCAGACAAGAATGCGGATTGCAAAGCACCTCCTTGAGTGAATCCACTTGTACTTACGATTATGCCGCCAGAACCAACATAAAGGGCATTTCCTTCAAATCCGCTTGCAAGCATTCCAGAAGCAGTATTGAATATTCTTCCATAAGAAACAACAGTACAGGCAGTACCGCTTAATGCGCCACTCATTGTCACGCCAATTGCAGGCAATCTTAAGCCAGAAGCTCTTTCTGCACGGAAAATAACACCGCCTGATCCCATGCAAACAGCTTTAATTCCAGAAATAAGTTCACCAGCATTGAATGAAGTCGTGAGCAATCTATAGGATTGCAATGCCACAGCAGTAGTTGCTAAATGAACTGTATCAATTTGACCTGAACCAATGTTTGCTGCGATAATTGATGAATTTCCCAAATGAAATACGCCAACTTGACCGCTTCCTATTTGACCTGATGCTAAAGCTCCTGAACTTAGATGAATTGAACCGATAATGCCATCGGCTATGATTCCACTTACAAATGTTCCTGATGCCAAGTGAACACCAGCCACTTGACCTGAGGCTATATTTCCACTTCTGACAGCGTTGTTGGCTAGATGAAATTGTCCAATTTGACCTGATGCGATGGCTCCGCTTGTGACGCTTCCTGAGCCTAAATTTGTTGCAAAAATAACACCAGAAGCAATATTGTCGTTAAATATTTGACCAGAAGCAATATTAAAATTAAATACGGCGCTATCTCCAACCATGCCTGATTTTATATCGCCAGATCGTATATTTGGAACACCAGCAGTTAATACACCGCTTGCTAAGTGTCCGCTGCCAATTTGACCACTTGCGATATTTCCACTCAGAATTGAACCTGAGCTAATTTTTCCGCTTGAAATTGCTCCCGAAGCGATGTGAAATTGCCCAATTTGACCTGATGCAATGGCACCGCTTCTGACCGCACCGCTGGCTAGATGAGGTGCGCCAATTTGACCCGATCCTATATTTCCACTTAAAACACCGCCTGCCGCAATGTGCGTCCACCATATAGAGCCAGAGGCGATATTTCCACTCAACACGGCGTTTAGTGAAAGTTTTCCGCTTATTACTGCTCCCGACAAAATATGATAATCAAATATTTGTCCTGATTGAATGTGAACATTCTGGACTGCGCCGCTGACTAAGTGGAGTCCACCAAATTGACCTGAAGCAAGGTTTCCGCTTAGGACTGCTCCTGCGGCAATTTTTCCTGATGTAATTGCGCCTGAGGCAATGTGTATAAATCCTACTTGACCGCTCCCAATTTGTCCGCTTTGTAAAGCTCCGCTTCCGATGTGAAAAGAGAATATTTGACCGGAAGCGATGGCTCCGCTCGTCACGGAACCACTTGAAAGGTGGAATTGTCCTATCTGACCTGAGGCGATTGATCCGCTCAATACAGCGTTATTTCCAATTTCGCCGCTTGTCACCGATCCAGATAAAATTGCTGTCGTACCAGAAGCTAAGTGGATTAAACCTAAACTTCCTGATGCCACATTTCCACTAAAAATTGCTGAATTGCCTATGTTTCCACTTTGAACTTGACCTGATCTTAGAAGTATTGATCCGCTGACTATGTGAAATTGTCCAATTTGTCCTGAGCCAATATTTCCACTTAATACAGCATTGTTTCCAATTTCGCCGCTAGAAACTTGTCCAGATGATAATTCAAGAGTTCCACTTGCTAAGTGGTTGATTCCTACTTGTCCAGAAGCAATATTTCCGCTAAAAATTGCACTATCGCCAATGTTTCCAGATTGCACCTGACCAGAAGAAAGAAAAATAGCTCCGCTTGCAATATGAAATTTTCCAATTTGACCTGAAGCGATATTACCACTTGTTACTGCATTGTTACCTATATTTCCAGACTGAACCTGACCAGATGTTAGGCTTCCACCACCACCACCACCACCCACACCGCTAGCTAAATGAAATGTACCAATTTGTCCTGAAGCGATGTTTCCACTAAAAATAACATTGTCACCTAGCTGTCCACTTGTGATGGAGCCAGAAGCATTAGTTGCTCTCCAAAAAGTACCGTTGTAAATCCAAGCATTAAAGCTGTATTCGTACCTTTGTCCCGAAGATGGTGATGATGGAAAACTAATTGGCATTTCTTTATCCTAAAATTTTATTGTACCCATTGTGCCGTAGCACCATCATAAATATAAGTTAGTAATGTTCCTGTGTTTGTATCAAACCAACGATCACCATAAAGTGGGCTGGATGGGGCGCTTGCGCTAATTGTAAAAGATGGAACAAGACCGCTTGTGAGGCTAAATTTTCCAACATTTCCGCTTGCGATGCTTCCACTCACAACTGATGCATTTGCAAGAAGTCCGCTACCAATTGATCCACTCAATAAGTTAAATATTGCAGCGCCTGATGATAAGTGAAAGTTAGAAATTTGACCGCTGGCTATGCTTCCGCTTACAATAGCTGCGTTGCCAACATGACCACTTGTGACACTTCCTGATGAATGGTGAAACTGACCAATACTTCCGCTGGCTATGGTTCCTGACAACACGGATGCATTTGCAAGCAATCCGCTGCCAATTGAGCCGCTTAACAAGTTAAATATTGCAGCGCCAGATGATAAGTGGAAATTGGAAATTTGTCCACTACTAATTTCGCCGCTTTGGATCGTTCCATCAGCAATGTGTACTGAACCAATACTTCCGCTGGCAATGCTTCCACTTACAATAGCTGCGTTGCCTATATGGCCACTTGTGACACTTCCTGATGAATGGTGAAACTGACCAATACTTCCGCTGGCTATGGTCCCCGACAACACGGATGCATTTGCGAGAAGTCCACTTCCGATTGAACCAGACTGAATATTTGCTATTGTAGCGCCAGATGAAAGGTGGAAATTAGATACCTGACCGATGGCAATGCTTCCGCTTACAATAGCAGCGTTGCCTATATGGCCACTTGTCACGCTTCCTGATGAATGGTGAAACTGACCAATACTTCCACTAGCTATGGTTCCTGACAAAACCGATGTATTTGCGAAAAGTCCGCTACCAATTGATCCACTCAATAAGTTAAATATTGCAGCGCCAGATGATAGGTGAAAGTTAGAAATTTGACCGCTACTAATTTTACCACTTAGGATTGCTCCATCAGCGATGTGTACTGAACCAATACTTCCGCTGGCTATGGTTCCTGACGCTACTGATGCGTTGGCAAGTAATCCGCTTACAATTGAACCAGACTGAATATTTGCTATTGCAGCGCCTGATGACAGATGAAAATTTGACACCTGACCAGAAGCAATACTGCCGCTTACTACAGCAGCATTTCCAATGTAGCCGCTTGTAACGCTTCCTGAATTTAATCCAGCAGATAACACACCTGAAGCAATGTGGTTTGCTCCAATTTGACCTGAAGCAATACTTCCAGACACGACCGATGCATTAGCAAGCAAACCGCTAACAATTGAACCCGATTGAATATTTGCTATTGCAGCGCCAGATGATAAATGGAAATTAGAAACTTGACCAGATGCAACATTTCCTGATATAACTGATGCATTTCCCAACGAACCGCTTTGGACTGATCCGCTGGTAACAAATGTCCCAGAAAATACAGTTCCCGAAGCCAAGTGATAAAGTCCTATTTGTCCACTAGAAATATCTCCACTTAATACCGCACCATCAGATAAATGGACACTTCCAATACTTCCACTAGCAATACTTCCAGAAACTACAGCAGCATTACCAATGTAACCACTAGTGACACTTCCAGAAGTTAATCCAGCAGAAATAACACCAGACGCTATATGGTTGGCTCCTATTTGTCCACTTCCTATACTTCCGCTCACAACGGCATTATTGCCTATCATTCCAGAGACAATAAATCCAGAAGTAAAGAAACTGTTTGCCGTACCAGAAGCAAGATGGTTGATACTTACTTGACCAGATGCGATGCTTCCACTTACGACTGATGCATTTCCCAACGAACCGCTTTGGACTGATCCACTTGTAACAAATGTACCAGAAAAAACCGTTCCAGAAGCCAAGTGAACTAATCCTATTTGCCCACTTGCGACAGTTCCACTTACTACACTATTGTTTGCTAATTTTCCGCTGCCTATTGATCCACTCAATAGATTTGCAATTGCAGCACCAGATGCTAAAGCAATAGTTACGGCACCACTACCGTTATAACTGCCACCATCGAGCCCTGTTCCAATAGTTAATGTCGAATTGGTATAACTGCCTCCCAAAGCCGTGGAAGCACCATTTATTGTAATTGCAGAATTGGCAAGTTGGTTGTTGGATACACTTCCTGACAATAAATTAAATGTAGCAGCACCGGAAGATAGGTGCAGATTTGAGATTTGACCACTAGCAATACTCCCGCTAACAACGGCATTATTTCCTATCATCCCAGAAGTAATATGTCCTGAAGTAAAGAAGCTGTTTACAGTTCCAGATGCTAAATGATTGATTCCTATTTGTCCACTAGAAATATTTCCAGAAAGAACTGCTCCATCAGCCAAATGAACAGAACTGATACTTCCACTTGCGATACTTCCGCTTACAACAGATGCATTTCCTAAACTTCCACTCTGCACACTACCAGAAGTTACAAATGTACCAGAAAACACAGTACCAGATGCTAAGTGATAAAGTCCTATTTGACCACTACTAATATCACCACTTAATACCGCTCCATCAGCCAAATGAACACTTCCAATAATTCCACTAGCAATACTCCCGCTAACAACGGCGGCATTTCCAAGCATTCCTGAGACGATAAAACCAGAAGTGAAGAAACTGTTTACCGTACCAGATGCTAAATGATTGATTCCTACTTGACCCGATGCGATACTTCCGCTTACGACTGTTGCATTTCCCAATGAACCGCTTTGGACTGATCCACTTGTAACAAATGTTCCAGAAAAAACAGTCCCAGATGATAAATGATACAAACCAATCTGTCCACTAGAAATATCGCCAGATTGTACTGCACCATCAGCTAAATGAACTGAACCAATACTACCACTAGCAATACTTCCACTTACAACAGATGCATTTCCTAAACTTCCACTCTGAACACTACCTGATGTGACAAATGTACCAGAAAAAACTGTGCCTGAAGCCAAATGATAAATTCCTATTTGACCACTAGAAATATCGCCACTTAATACTGCACCATCTGCTAAATGAACAGAACCAATAACTCCACTTCCAATAGAACCACTGAGTAATCCACCGGAAGCAATGTGAATGTCTCTTATTGTGTTTTGTGTAATATTGCCTGAATTAACTGAATTGTTGCCAAGATAACCCGATGTCACATTTCCTGAAAGCAAGAAAGTACCAGACAATATAGTGCCTGAAGCCAGATGATACAGTCCAATTTGTCCACTAGAAATATCACCAGACTGAACCGCACCTTCTGCCAAATGGACAGAACCAATAACTCCACTTCCAATAGAACCGCTTAATACAGCAGCATTTCCAATTAAACCAGAAGTAATAAATCCAGAATTGAAGAAACTATTGACAGTCCCAGAAGCAAGATGGCTGATTCCTACTTGACCTGATGCGATGCTTCCGCTCACAACTGCATTATTGCCAATATAACCAGATGTAACACCACCTGAAGTCAAACCAGCAGGAATTACTCCAGACGCAATATGAGTTGTTCCTACACTTCCACTCGCAATTGATCCGCTTGTTACAGCAGCATTGCCGATATAACCACTTGTGACTGAGCCACTTGATATTGAGGATGGTGTGATCCAAGAAAATTGTCCAGAAGAATTTGTGGCTAAAATTTGACCACTACTGCCATAACCAGTAGGCAAAGTAAGGTTAACATTGCCTGAATTTACGGCAGATGGCGCTTGAATACCCACATAGAGTGTTCCAGAAGCATCCGTAAATTTAGCGGGGGCTTGATTGTTGAGGATCAAGCCTCTTTTGACTACAAATTCGTTTGACATCGAATTTCCTTTTTTTCACTATCCAAAAAGAAAATTTCTTTTAATTATCTATGCTTTGCAATCAAATAACATTTGCTCTTTTGCTGACTGCTTCAAGAGTTGACAAGAAATTTGGTACTAATTCAGATATTTCAGGATTTGTTGCAATTGTTTCAGGGTTTAACAAATCTGGAATAAAATGATTTACTCTTTTTTCTGACATTTCTGATGTTCCGTCTGCATTAAGTTTACCTAATTGCCAGAAAACTTCTGCAACAAATTTACGATCACCCGTTGCGCTTAGACGAAAATTGGTCAAAAACCATGTATCATATGTCTTTGCAGGAACCGGATCGATTGTGACAGGATTTGATGAAACAATTGGTTGAATATCCATGAATTTCTCCTTTGTTTTATTTACAAACCATACCTACTTTTTAATGCATTGTAATTTTGTGTAATTTCTGATGCCGATAATGCACGGTTATACATCATGAAGTTACCTATCTGGCAGTTTGCCGCTCTTGTTGAGCCAACTAATTCATTTCCGACACTTCTTGCTACATAATATTCGCCATATGCATTGTTTGATAAGCTACCAGAGCTTTCTGCAATAAATTCATTGTTTTTATATGCCGATGGCACTCCGCTAGAATTGAGAACCATAGTTACCATCTGCCAACCTGAATTCCATGTTGAGCCTGTGCCTATCCATCGAACATCAGGGAAAAGCATTATGACGCTGTTGCGATTAGAATCAAAAGTGCCGCTTCCCATGCCGATGGCGCATCCGCCACCGCCGCTTGCGCTTTTGAAAAATGCTCCTTTGGTGTTTAGGTTAACTTTTACAAAACCAGTCATTGTATAATTGGTGTTTCCACTAACTGGTGTGTTGCCATATGCATAATCATCAACACCATCAAAAACAACACTTCCTAAATTAGAAGCACTATATGTAGGTCCATTGGTGAGTGTTGCATGATTGCTATTTCCGCTTAAATCATTCCAATTAGTTCCATAACCGGGATAACTTAAAGAATTTCCTGCGTCCAAATGTAATACAAGACCATTTTGAACTATGGTATAGCGACCAATCGTTACTTTTCCTTTTAGGTTTATAGCCATCAGTAGATGCTCCACTTGGCGTTTAGGTAGTTTTTGCAATTTGTAATTTCTGTATCAGATAGCAATTTTTTATAAACTAAAATTTCATAAAAATAGTTGTTACCGTATTGAGAATAAGACGGAATCGCAGAAACATAGAATCCGTTTGGCACAGCAGTGCCAGCATTTCCAGTCAAAACTGATCCGTTATAATCCAAAACACTTGAAGCACCATTTACTAATGCATAAACAAGGTATCTCGTTCCAGCAATCGCCTCTCCACCATTCACTCCCCACGGGTGGCCAGCATACAAACCCCATTTTCTGGGGCCAAGGTCTTGAAATATATCCACATTTCCTACATCATTTGTCCCACAAAAACACCTACGAGTTACTGAGTCGGTTTGCATTGGTCGTAATGCCAATAAATATGTATATGGTGTGGTCGTGAGGCCAGAACTAGCCGTTTGCAGGACATCATTGCTGCCGTCAAATAGAGTCGCATTTCTGCCATTCTGATTTGCTACCCTTAGCGTCGGTTTTTTCGCCCCATCTGACTGCGTAGCGTGTCGTCCATTCCCACTTTTATCGAACCAAAATCCAACAGGATCACCATCACTAACAGCAGGGGTTACACCGTTGCTATCCTGAAACAATGACCTTGGATCGGATGCGTCCAGCCAAAGCTGTAATCCCGATATCGTCTTTGGTATTGGTATGTTAGACAATACTGTCATGGAAATTTTCTCACTACTCTTGAAAGTCCTAATTCGCCCACGCAATTATCAAAAGACCAAGATTCACCAATGTGCGCCTCATTTGGATGATTGGTGGTTTGTAAAATTCCATCAGGATTGCCACACCTCCAATATGTCACGCCCGGTGTGTTTGCCAATCCGATATTCTCTAGATTCTGTCTTATTTCCTCTGTCACGACAAAACTTGATCCATAATGTGTGGCTGGCAATTGTCCATTGAGCGACAATTCACATCCATGTTGTTGAGGTTGAGACGCATCTCTTGGTGTTCCATCGTCTTTGGGGAAGGCGATGTCGAGTGCTTGAATTGCGCC